GCTTAATTACTTAACTAGGGTCAGTATATCCTAAGTAAAGTTTAAAGTAAAGCTATCTTCTTAATATTCTGTAATCAGTTTTTCTGTCAAAATCCGTGCGTCGTGTGCGATCACAATGCGATCACGGTCATTGGTCCACGATGCGATCGCATTGGCACTTGTAATAACGGGACTGTGATTACCAAGTCACATCCTACGCAACGGTTTTGGATTACCAAGTCACATCCGACGTGATCACAATGGCAGGATACTTCGGTCCACGGACCATGATCGTAGTATAATAGATCATGCCCTATTGGCTATTGGCTACAGGACCAAGAAATGGGGACCATGGTCCATTCTCTATATCTTTTTTACCTTTGTCCGTGTGCGGAACAAAAGTTAGTTCTATATATAGGCTCACAATTTCTATAAACCTCTTGTATAAACTCTTTCACATGCTTTATGTTGTGTTAGACATTCTTACCAACCTATTACCACGAACCACAGTCCAAAGACCATATTGCCTAATCCCAGTCAATAGGTCGCTAATAGGGTTGCCAATAACCACGATAAAGCGAGTAAGTAAGAGGACTCCAGCCAATACCCTATTGGCTTATTGGCTAGAATGAGATATTTTGTGATTTATAAAAGTATTTTCTGGGGATGCTAATATAGTAACAGCTTACTCATTAATCTCCCACTTATTGTCCATGGTGTAGTAATAACTCTCAAAGAGTTCTTTACCATATTGCTCACCGAATGGACCACCGCTAGCAAATAGGTCACCACCTTCCCAAAAACGAATAGGTGTAGCAACACTAGGTATTCGCAGGTCAAATAGTTTGTCTCGATCATATACTGGGTCTTCTGCCCATTTTACAAACTGCTCGTTCATATCTTCTATTATAGCTATACCATCTTCCAGAGTACCAGCCCCAATGACATAGAAGCGAGGTTTATCAGGATCATAACCGCTAGGGTGTAGAGTAAACTCGTATATTTTATTCATGGTGTCCACCTTCCTTCAATTGCGGTGGGGTCGGGTTCCCCATCTATTGTTCCAGCTTCCATATACTCTACTTTCCCGTTTAATTCAGCAGTTATATCTCCCCCTTCAAACATACCCATAGGTACTTTGTCATAGGGTTTGGGCAGAGTGAAATAAGGTTCGTCTTGACGTATTTTGCCATCCTTGTCAGGTTTATACCAGTCCTGATACCTTGTTTCTAACTCTTTATCCATTTTGGTAATTAAATCAGCTCCCTCTTTTAATGTGCCTTTACCAAACGCAAATATATTCTTTTGCGTATAGACTTTAAACTCGTAGACTTTAGTAGGAGTCTTCATTGAACTCTTTTTGCATTTGTATCGCCTCTGCGTAGTCGCTGCCAAAGGTGTCCCTATTAAACTGATAGTCCTTTGCGTCTTGTACTCCTTTAGCGTACTCGGGGTCTTGCATTAACTTCTCGTGTTGTCGAGAAACTGCCTTACCCCCATTCATTTCTGTATGACACTCACCTTGGTGGATTACTCCAGTTCCAGGTTCCCACCAGACCTCTTCATTGCGCTCGGTTTTACCGCCACAATGCTGGCATTTGCCAGGATATCTTGCGTAAATTAATTTCATTACACTTTCCTTTTTAGTTGTTGATAAACAGCTCTGCCGCACTTAGGATCCAGGAATATGGTGGGGTGGCGTTTTTCCACCCCATCCTTATCCTTGTACATACTTTGTACATGCTTAGCTTCCGTACAGTCCACTCCCCCTTTACGGAGGGAGCGTCTGAGTTCTTTTGCTTTCTTAGCGTTCATGAGTCATTCCTTATACGCACATACTCGGTTAACGCACTTTGAAAGCTACAGCCGTGTTTGCTGATAGCGTAGTAAGTGAACTCGTCCGAGCGGTGAGTTTTGACTATATGATATTCACCAGCTTGATTATAGTAAGCATCAGGAGTATTATAGACCGTTGACCAGATCTTTTCTTCCTTCTTCTCACCATTCTCGTCCCACTGTGTAGGTAGGTCTGATGGCTCATCTGTTTGGTATGTTTCGTTGAAGTAATAACCATATTCCGTAGCTTGAGATCTTATAAGCACCTCAAGCAATGAATAGATAACTTTTACCTCTTGTTGAACTAAAGGATAATCTTCTAGAGTTTCCCAGTCCCACATCTCGGGCATAAAGACACCATCTTCATCCGAGCTTTTATACACATACCAACCATCTGAGTTGGCAACCTCTGAATTTTCCATAAGCATTCTCCGCTTAATTAAACAATGTATAAGTTATTCAACCTATACTACCTATTATACTAGCGACTAAACGACTCTAAAGCGAGTTGTTTAAGCACTTCTAACGTACCAAACGGGAAGATCTTCACCTTGGATTTGAATAACCTTTTCGTCTTCCACCGTTGTTATGACTATAATTTCATGATTACTGAGTTTGATAGGCTCTTCTTCCGTACCCTCAGCCAAGAGGTCGAACTCCCATTCGCTATACTCCTCCCAAAACCTATCTTCAGCCTCAATATCATTTTCATTGATTTCGTGGCTCCCAGTACATAGCACTTCGCCATACATATCATCGACATCTAGTAATTCCCTAACCTTTTGAGTCAGCTCTTCGCTACCGTCGAGAGATTCTTTTTCTAGTGATACTTTAAACCAGATCATACATCCTCCGATTGTTAAACACATTGTTAATAAACTATTTATTAACCATACTATTATACTAACGACTAGGTGATTGTAAAGGAGTTGTAACTACTTTACAAAGTTAGTAAGTGCTTACTTACTTGACTGTTTTAGTGGGCACTCAATATATAGTTAGTGATCACTTACTTGCTAGATCGACTAAACTCGTTCATAAGTAAAGAGGAATGGGCTATTGGTATATAGGGTTGCGTAAAAGAAATAATAAAAATGTAAAAAAGGGACAGTTTAGCCAATAGCCCAATAGCTTTTGATTAGAAATGTAATAAACAAAAGGAGTAGGGATATATTGAGCTGGGTTATTAGCCGAGTATTGGTGGAATTGGGGTAATAAGTGAGTAGTGTATTGGTAATAATGCATGATGATGACGTGTGTTGTAAAATAGAGTGTTTACTTTTAAACAGTGGTCCATATATAATAGAACTCTGGTACTCAACTAGGTTTTCCTTGTTTCGGAGGAAAACAAGGAAAAGATACAGATGTCGAGAACAAAAGGATCGGGAACTCTCACCCCTCAACAAGAGAAATTCGCTAGGAACGTTGCCAAAGGCATGAATAAAACACAGGCTGCCATTGCAGCTGGGTATTCGGAGAAGAATGCTCAACGTGCTGGTACTATGCTTGCCAGTAAGAACAATCCTAAGGTACTTGACCGCATCATTACTCTTCAAGAGCGTGCAGCTTACCGAGCAGGACTGGACCTCGGAACTCATTTAACAGATTTGAAGGATATTCGTGATGGGGCAGTGCGTAATGGGGCTTGGTCTGCTGCGGTTACCGCAGAGGTCAGTCGTGGAAAGGCAGCAGGCTTGTATGTGAACAGGTCGGAGCTCACAGTTAACAAGGTGGAGACCATGAGCAAGGATGACATTCTTGCCAGAATGCAACAGTTATATCATGAGACTGGAGGAATCTTGCCTCCTGGAACTGTAATAGAGGGAGAGAGCACGACGCTCGACGATTAGACATAGGATCCCCCTTGGTACACAACTTTCGCAGAACCAATTATCGGCGAGTTAGGGAGGTCTAGGACCTCCCGACTCTAAACTCTAGCCCTCAGGATCGAAGTTAGGACCATCAACAATCACTAGGTAGCGACAGGTGACGATGTCATACTTCAGATCTGCCCAGTCAAAGTATTGAGACTCAACACATTCGCGTAGAGTTTTGCCGTCGGCAAACTCCGCACGCTCGTGGTGTTTTCTCGCTTGAGCTTTGACAAGACGCGACTCGTTTATCGCAAGGATTGAGTCCATATATTCAGACATTTGAGCCTGAAATTGAGACCCACGACCTTGAGATTTGCGAGTAGCTTGAGCGACTAGAACTTCAAGAGCAGACTCTAGATCAGGGTCACCAGCGATGGCAACTCCGACTAGTTCTTGAGCATCTTGAAGACTCGGCGTTTTAGCTTGATCTTCTTTCATTACATTTTCCTTATAATGATTTAAACACACCCCAGCAGCCAGGACTGGGAATTAAGAAACTCATTTACTTAATACCCATTATACGCCTGAATAGGTGAAAGTAAAGGGCTTTGTTAAGATTGCCAAATGTTTCTATAAGGCGTGCCATTGCGTGCAATTGGTATCGCTTGCCATTGCCAAAAACGCAATACTACATTACAATATACCAATGCCCAATGCCCTATACCTATATACTATTACATTCTAGAATTCGGGCTAAAGGGTAGCGAGAGAATCTCGATTTTTAGACGATCTCTCCCCTCGGGTTGTTTTCACCCCGATTAATCAGCGGTTACTGATTCTACTCTTTAGCTTCTAGGATCTAGTAGATAGCCTTGTCTAATATCGTAGAGAATGTCAGCTATACGGTAACTACCGTGTGGCTGGTTCACTACTTTAGTCATGGCATCTGCTACGCATTTCCCGTCAGCTTGATCAACTCTTTCAGCAATGTAAACAGCTTGAGCATCTTTAGGACCACGGTTAAGAACCATGTGATCTTCAAGACCTTTTCTGTTTACGGCTTTGGTGTTGACTTTAGTGAATACATTTAAGCATTCACCTAGTTCAGCATCGTCGCCTATTGCCTTCAGGAGTCTGGCCTTGGCTTCGTCTCTGGTAAGAGATTGGGCTTTGGCTTTAGCTTGAGATTTACTCATTAGCATTTTCCTCGCTTAAAGCGTTAAACACACACGCCTAAAAAGGCGTAACCTAATACTTTTAAAAAACCCACCTTTTAAAAAGGTATATATAGGTTACTACTTTACTTTATTAAAGTAAAGCGGTTTAAGGTATTTAATTTATATAAGGTTAAATAAGCGTTAAATAGGTTATATAAAAGGTTAAAAAGGTAGTAGCGGTTTACTACGCTTAGTTATTAACCCCCCTACCCCCCCTATATATAGGTAGCTTTTAGGCACGTATCCGCCTGAGTTTTTCAGACTAATAATCCATGGAATTTTTATACAGCTTTACAGTTCCTTTATTCAGGGTTATCATGTTAAAAAATTGCTGCAAAATTTTTATGGAAATTGACAAAGAGCTTTGGGAACAGCTACCAAAAGAAGTACTTAAAGAGTACCTCGAACTCACGGAAAGGTTAAGTGAACTTAACGAGGTTGAGCAATGTGAACAGAGTTTTTTAGCTTTTGTCAAATCTCAATGGCCACAGTTTATTGAGGGCAGTCATCACAGGATTATGGCTAATGCCTTCGAACGGATCGCGAACGGTAAATTAAAACGTCTCATTATCAACATGCCTCCTAGACACACCAAGTCGGAGTTTGCTAGTCATATGTTGCC